TAAGACATAAGAGGCTGTTGTAGCATTTTGTGCTTGAGATGCACTTAATGCATACGAAGCACTAGTTGCAAATGATGAGCTTACAGCATTTAAAACGTAAGAGGCAGTTACTGCATTTTGAACAAATGATGCTGTTTGTGCATTTACTACAAACGATGCTGTACTAGCAAATGATGAGCTAACAGCATTTAAAACATAAGAGGCAGTTACTGCATTTTGAACGAATGATGCTGTTGATGCAAATGAAGCAGTAGAGGCAAATGATGCTGATACTGCATTTAAGACATAAGAAGCTGTTTGAGCATTCTGAACAAACGATGCGGTTGAGGCAAACGAAGCTGTGCCAAATAATGAACCTGTAAATGAAGTTGCTTGTAATGAACCTGTTAATCCATAAGAGCCAGTTAATTGTGTTGAGTTAATCCAAACACTACCACTTTTAATCAATAAATCTCCGTATGAAGAAGTAGTTGTATTATCTATTATGTTATGTAATTCACCCAATTCGTATCCATTATCTACTTTTACAAATATAGTACCATTATTAGCGTGAGCATAAACAACATATCCCATTATTACTGTATGTTGGGGAGCTTGAGGTTTAGTTTTTGTTATAGAACCAGATGTTGTAGGTGATAGGTATAATACATCACCATCGACCCACGTTTCACTTTGTAAAGTCCCAGTAGTGTCTATGCCTCTAACTAATCCACTATTAGTAATAAAACCTTCTTGGTTATTATCAATGTTTTCAGTTACTAATCCTAGTGTGTCAACTGAGTTAGCATCATTATTAGCTTGAGCTAGTACAATTGCTAATCGTTGTCCTTGTGATCCTCCTTCATCTACTCTACGTATACGAACAGCCTTATATTGAGACTCTAATAAATTAGCCCCAGTTTTATTTACTGCTCTAATAACCTGTTCTTGACCTATTTGTAAAGTAACATTTCCGCCTTTTAATCCTAGATCTAAAGTACCGTCAGTATCATTCCATTTTAATCTAGCAACTGCTATCGCATTTGATGCTGTTGTATCAAAATCAATATAGTCTACCCCTGATATGAATGAGGAACCAGACATTAAAATAGATCCTGTTATATTTAAAGATCCTGAAATTATAACTGCTTGGTTAAGTGGATTAACATAAGATGCTGTAGAAGCAAATGAGCTTGATATAATACTTCCTCCATAGAATGATGCTGTGGTTGCAAAGGAAGCACTTGTTGCTTGTGTAGCGTTTGATGCGGTACCTAACAGAGAACCTGTTATACCATTAGTTACAGATAAAGAATTTAAAACTGCATCTGATCCAGATACAATTAATTTTTTCCAGTTAGGCATTTTGTTTTAGATTTGGTACTATGGTTAGTTACATACACTTATGCCGTGTATATGCCTACTTCCTTGCGGCCAATAGTATTGTTTGGTATAAATATATATTATATATTTAAATTAACTATTATTTTGTTTTATATATTGATTTTGAATCTTTATAATAAGATTATAAAATACTTCTATTTGATGACCTTTTAAAGTAGTATCTTTTAAAATACCAAGTAAAAGTTCTAGTTCCTGTAATGTTAAATCATTTTCAGAAGCTAGAACGTTTATGTTTGTTGGTTGTATTTTATTACCAACAATTATTTGATTTGCTGTAAAAGCCATAACTTTTTTAATTAGTTGTTTAAGCATATATAAATATATCCCCAGTAGTACTATTTACATGTATATTACCAGATCCATTAGTACTACCACCCCAAGTTGGATTTGCTGGTGGTGCACTACCTGTTATTTTTGCTGATACTACAAATTCATCTGGTGTTAATGATGTAGATGTTCCTATAGCATCATAAGCCATAGCAAAACGACCATATGTTCCTGCTGAACTTGCTTCTAAATAGAAGGCTGATCCTGAACCTGCTGCATTATATTGAGTAACCCAACCTGAATCTGCTAATACACCTGAACCACTGTTTATTAAGATAAATTTATCTTTAATATTTAAGTTATCTGTATTTGTAAAGGATGCTGTACCGGCAACTGATAAGTTACCTGTTATTGTAGCATCTCCTGATACTGTTAATGTTGTTAATGCTGATGTTCCTGTTATTGTTACTCCATTTAATGTTCCAACACTTGTTAATGATGAACCTGTAACATTTGAAGCTAAAGTATCTCCAGTTAATGTTCCGGCTGGTGCTATTACTGCTGCTGTTGTAATACTTGTTGTTAAACCTTTAGCATTAATGGTAATTACTGGAATTGCTGTACTACCACCAGTTGTTCCTGCAGATGCTACTGAGGCTAGTGTAGTTGCATTACCTACTGATGTTACATCACCTGTTAAGTTAGCATTTGTTGTTACTGTTGATGCAAGGGATGATGATGTAGCGAAGGATGCTGATGTGGGTACTAATGTTACTAAACTTTGACTAAAAGTAGTGCCATCACCTTTTGTAAATGTTAAGTTTGGATTACTAAAACTAGCTGTTGTTAGTAATGATCCTGTGCTTACTTGATTAGCAACATTTTCTGCAAAAGATGCTGTTAAGGCATATGATGCACTAGTAGCGTTTGTTGCAAGGCCATTTAGTGAACCACTAAAAGATCCAGTAAATGATGCTGCAATAACATTAGTAGTTACGCTAAGTGAATTTAAACTGGCATCTGATCCAGATACTATGACTTTTTTCCATGTTGCCATTTTATTTTATGTATTTTATATCAATAAATATATATTTTATTCAAGTCCAATGTATAAAGATGATGAAGTAAACCAAATACTTCCCGCTTCTGTTGTTCCTGTTGGTATTGTTGATTGTGTTGCAAATTGTACTATACTTTGACTAACAGTTAATACAGATTGCTGTGTTGTAAAATTTTTTATTACAAATAAATCGCTGTGTAGAGTAGTATTACTACTAGAAGATATGTTCAAATATACATTACTACCGGATTGTATTAAGAATAAATTGTTTGGAGTAGTATTTACACTAGCTGTAATACTTCCTGTTATTATTTGAAAAATATTAAAATTAATAGAAGAGGCAGTTGCTGCATATGATGCAGATATAGCATAAGATGCAGTTGGTGGAACAGAACCAGAGCTAAGAGCTGTTATTTCGATAATGGATGCAGTTCCATTGTCTTTTTTAAAATATATTTTACCGTCGTAAGTATTAAGGGCTATTTCTCCTAAATTAAGGGAGGATGTAGTAGGAACTTTGCCGGGAACAGCACTGCGCTTTAGTTCAATGTTAATAGCCATATGTATGGTTCAATTTAGATTGGTATATACCTTTAATACTTTAGCTTATATAAGCCGTGTATAAATATAAATTAAAATGTTCCTCCATCAATATTACCGTTGCCTATTATTGAGCCACTTGCTATACCTGGGGAATTAGCTATACCTATTGAGCCTGAAGCTGTTAAAGCTGGATTATTCGGGTTGGTTTGTATAATGTTAAGAGAGCCAGACACATGTAATACATTGCTACCTGTGATGTAACTTAAATTGGATAATATTTGTTCTAACCTAATTCGCGCCATTTTTATTGGAATTTACCAACAGCTATAACTTCGTCTGTTGAAATTAATGTATAACCCATACTAGTAGTATCAAATGTTAATGTTACATTTCCACCAGCTTCTACAATTGTTACATAAGATGATGATACATCTATTCCATTAACATTAAATGTAAAGTTATCATTTGATGTTGCAGGTAATGATGAACCAACTGGAGGTTGAAGTAAAGCAGCACCTGTAAATATTGCTATATTTGGTACTGTTACTGTATTTGCTATTTTACTCATATTCGTATTAAGATAATCTAAATCACCAGCATCGGCAGCTAATATATTATAATTTGCATTTAATATATTTAATCCTCCACCAATAAATGAAGAAGCACCCATACTATTTACATCATTGGGATCATTAGCAAATACAATTTGATCTATTTGTGTTTCATTAGTAGATAAAGCACTTTTAGCAGCCTCTATGTTAACTAATTGTTTAGTAGATGTTACTACTTCTAAATCAAATATCACTTGTGATTTAGTGTAAAATTTACTGCGTACTGTTGCTAAATCTTTATTTACAGTATCTGGTATTATGTATCCACTTACTTTAATGTTAAAAGTGGATTTTGCTGCTCTGTCTGTTCCATTTTCAACTGTAATTGTATTAGCAAAGGAATCAATACTTGCTCTAAATTTAAAGCGAGCTGGATCTCCCCAATATGAGTCAGAAGCAAACTCAATTGCTTCTACTATTTTATTGTTTTGTTCTACAAAGTTTGTAAATATAACACAACTATATGTTAGTGTAAGATAATCTGGCACTGTACTTACATAATATTGTTTTGAAGGGATTCTATTATTTAAAATAGAAAATTTATCATATGCGTTTCTGTGGTTGTAAGATTCACCTACTACTTGATATAGGGCTGCTGTATTGCCATCTATTTTATTTCCTAAAGTTCTATTTTTTTCAATATTTTCACGCTTAAACATTATGATAGGAATAATAATTTGATTATTACTATCTCTTAAAAAACCATCTGCTTGAACTGATTTCCAGCGTTCTGGGCTACTATATATTGTTCTTACAGCTATTCTATTTCCATCCTGGATAACTGTGGGTTTAATAAAATTATTAAAATAATACATTATGGCATTATCAATATCTTGTAAACCAATACTAATGTCTTTTACAGTATCGTCTTTAAAAGAATAATTTGTGCCACGATTATTTTCTAAAGGATGACCTTCCACCACTGGTTTACCCAGATTAGACAAATAAGGGCTTACAAGCTCTTTGCCTATATCAATAGCATTTTTTGGTGTTGGTTTCCTTTCCCTCATTATTGTCCTTTTTGTTGTAATTCAATCATCTTATCTAAAGCAAAAATCAATTGAGATAATTTACCAATCATTCTATCAGCTTCTGTTGCTACTTTAACAATATCAGGATTAGCTGAAAATTTAAATGGTTTTATATCATTTCTTTTTTGTATAAGATCAACACGCATTTGTTTAAACTTAGGCAAATAAGTTACAGTTGTTGTTGTAGATCCTGTTTCAGGATTTATTTCAGGTTTACTTAATTTAAAGCCTTTTTGAATAAAATCTTCTTCTGGTGGGTTATTAGTAGTATATACTTGTGATGGTTTTTCTAATTCTTTTAATATGTTTGTTAGTTTTATCATTTTATTAATATTTTCCTAAATTTTGAGTGGTTGTATATCTTGGTATGAATTGTAGTAATCCAGGAATGCGAATTGTTATTAATGCCTTTTTTTTAATTATATCAATATCTGTTTTAGCATCTGACTTTACTAAATATTTTAAATGTAGTAATGAATATTCAAATTTATCTGTAGCTTTGCTATCTAAAAATTCGCTTTGTTCTATGGTTACAACTACAACGCCTTCAATTGCTCTGATTTGATTGTATATTTCTATTTTATTTACCTCGGTAGAGGATTTAATTAATATATCAATTTTATCTAAAGTAATACTTTCTAATAGTATGTTAAATAATTTTATCATTATTGGTAATATTCAGTTATATTAAGTTTAGTTATTCGTGTTAAGTAGCATGTTAAACCATATAATATAATACTACCTGCTGTTCCACTAGTAGGATTTGCTGTGGTTGTTCCTGGTATTGTAATAATATTAATGTTTACATCTTTTACTTCATAATATTTTTCTTGATCTGTTAATACATCACCTACTTCAGGCAAAATATTAATAGCTTGAAATGAATCTTTTGTTATTTTTACTGTTAATGTTTGAGATATTCCAACTCCAAATTCATCATCTGGGTTTGTTTGATCACCTCTTTCAAGTAAACATTTTATGCTTAATGGTGGATAGTACCATTTTTCTAGTGCTTCTCCATACATATTTGTTACAGTATCTTCAAGATTAATTTTAAAATAACCAACAGTCATATTAGAATAATTAATCATACCTGTTAATACAGGGCCAGGTCCTCCTGTTGTACCACCACCACTTCCTGTAGGAGGAGGTGGTGGGAATCCTGTTGGGCTATTAAATATTGGTGGAGTACTAGTACTACCACCTCCTCCCCCTATTCCTGTAGAAGGCCAAGCATAAAATTTTCTAATACCTGTTTGAAACATATTACATTATATATATATTTAAAGGAATATTTTGTAGTGTATCTCTTGTAAATCCAGCTTCCATTTGTTTGCGTTCTAGCTGTCCTTTACGTGATACTTCGTTTAACATTTCTTTTAATTCGGTTATTAAAGATTCTTTTTCTGTTCTAGCATCTGCGATTAATTCATTACCTTGAAGTGGACCTATACCTTGAATATTTAAGTTTGCATATTGAATACGAATGTGAGCTTCAATTTCTTTACATATTGCTAAAGTATACTTATAAATCCATGTTCTACCAACTGTGTTAATGTTGGAATAGATTGGGTTTCTATAAGGTACATTCATTATATCAGTAACCACATTCGTTCTACGATCTCTTACTATTTGATTTTTATCACTCATAGTAATATATTCAAAAAATAGTAAATGATCAGATGTTGGTATAGGGAATATCTTTAATTTGTTGTTTTGTAAATCAAAGGAATATGCTGCTTTCCTTATTTGATCATTTAATTCAATTGCTTGTAATTTCATTACATCAAATGAAATAGGCATTAACATAAAATTAATACCAGGAGACATTTGCCCAAAACCAAATGTTTCAAGTAATGATTGAATACCTGTACCAGTTCCAGCATATGGATCAAAATAGCGAGATATTGCTGGTGGTGCTTCATAAAATATTTTTCTAACCTCTATTGAATCTCCATTTACTAATGAAGCCGACTTAGCAGCCCAATCATTTAAGTCATAATTTTGTTGACCTGTTGTCATCAATAATGAACCTGTTTGTGTATTATAATATCCACCAACTTTAGCTTCAGCAGCATAATCTTCAGAAATACGAGAAGTAATAGTTGTTAAATTATTGCTTAATAATTTATTATTTAGTGCTGGGTTGATGTTAGATTGAATATATACTGTAGGTATAGATTGTGTTACAGAAGCTGATATAAAGAAGGTTGAATTTTTACCGGCAATTGTTGGGCTAGTAGTATAAAAATATACATGAGATTTTCCTGTTGGTACTTCTACTGTAGATCCAGAAGTTACATTAGAAAATAATTTTGTTGTATTAATATAAAAATTATCAATATTGTAACTAGATAAAGAAGAAGTAAAGGATATGGTAGTAGCAGTAGATCCTGTATTAGCTTCAATAGTTGTTCCAAATGTTCCTAAAGAAGTATTAGCAATTTTATTAGCAATATTATATGCTGTTATATTTGCTGTATTACCTGTTACAACATAAAAAGTAGTTGCACTATCTGTTTGAGTATTAGATGATGTTACATTAAATAATATTTTAACATTATTACTACCTGTTATAGAAAAAGTATCATTATCGTCTGTTAATCCTGAAAAACTAAATGACCCACTATTTGGATCATAATATGGGGTAAATGTAGTAGCTCCACCTACATTATTAAATTGATTATATACAAATGAACTTAAATTATAGTTTGTAAAATTAGCTGTGTTGTTGTAGCTTTTATAATTATCAGCTAAATTAAATGATTTAATTAAGTCAAAATTAGGAGCAATATAATCTTTTGCAGATGAAGATATAGCATATATTTCACCATCTACTATAGATTGAGAATAGGCTATATCAAAATCAACTTCAGCCCATGTTGCTGGTCTAGCAGCAGACCATGTTACTGGGGATTGTACATCATTGCTGTTGACATATGAAATTATATTATGGAAGAAAGGTAATGTATCTGACCCCTCCATATTAATATATTGGTCTCTGATTTTATATTGGTAAACTAAGTTACCATATGTTGTAACGGATTCTTCAAAAGCAGCATATACTGTTAAATCAGTAATATTAAGAGTAGCAGCACTAGCATTAAATTGTTGGGTTGCAAAATTATATTGGGGACCAGTAACACCTAAACGTTGTGCAACAAAACGAGCTACACCTAATGCATCCGTAGTAAATTCAGGATCATTTGTGTAATATTCAAACGGTGTATTACCTTTTACTGGGGATAATTCATTAGGATCGCCGTTATATTGATCGTATAAGTCTCTTAAATTGATTGCCATTATTTAACTAGTATTTAACACGTATAAATATTACTAATATTTACTTTCCATATTCAAATTCTAATATTTTACCTACTAAATCAGAGCGATGATTTTCTTTCAGCTTAATCCACTTGATTTCCTCGATTTTTTTGGATAGTTCGATTATGTAAGATAACCCGTTGATTTCGCCCGTTGATGACTTGATATCGGTCTGTTCATTGTCGCCGTTGATGATAATTTTGCCATTTTTACCTAAACGTGTTAATATGGCTAACATTTCACCTTTAGTAAGATTTTGTGCTTCTTCAACGATTAATATATCGTCTACCGTTTTACCCCTGATGAATTGAATTGGTAGTGCTTTTACTTTTTCGTCTTGTATTAATTTTTCTACTTCATTTTTATTAGAACAACACTTATTTAAATTTTCAACTAAAGCTTCCATATATGGATCGAATTTTTCACTTAATGCCCCTGGCAAATATCCTAGGCTTTTGCCTACTTCAATAGTTGCTCGTGTATTATATATACATTCTATTTGTTTTTTCTTAAGGAAATCTAACGCTACCTGAGCGCATACTAGACTTTTTCCACTACCAGCACGCCCTGTAATTACTACGATTTGATTATCTATTATTAATCGTTTTGCTTCTTTTTGTTCCTCATTTAGCTGTAGTACATTTATTGATTTAATATCCATTTTCCGTTCGCGATTTGGTTCTTTCATATACTATTATTTAATATACATATTATAAAAGAAGACCCGAGTATCAAACTCGGGTCTCTTATTTTAGCCTTACGGGGCTAAGTATTACGATTTATATTACAAAGTGTTCAAACCAGCAACATAAATTTTTCCGTAGTAGTCCGGACGAATCATCTTCTTCGCGTATCTAGTCATCAAACCTTTTCTTGGTGTGAATGTACTTGGATCGTAAAGAAGTGGAGTCATAATTAATGGAACATATGGAGCAAATACAGCACCACACTCTAAGAATTGAGCACCTTTATAACCTAACAAGATTATATTCTCAGTCATGTAAGGATTTTTGTAAACCTTATAACGAGAATTTAAAGAACCAACCTTTTGGATACCAAAATTAAATTCTTGTTTTTCACCATCACCATCTGAAGCAAATCCTGGGATTGATTCGATAATTGTAGCTACTGTTGGAGACATTACTAAGAAATTAGCACCACCTCTTAAAGTTAACTGATGAATTTTGTTAGAAACTTTTTGTAATTTTGTACCTAAAGTTTGGAACCAACCACCTTGTGTATTGTAAAAACCACCAGTTGTTGCTGATTGTTGAGTAAAAGCAGTAGCACCAGTATTAATTACTGAGTTGTTTGTAGCATCCCAAAAGTCAACTGTGAATGCATTTTGAATTAACATATCTAAAATCTCTAAATCAATCTCCATAGAGATGTATTGAGATAAGATACCAGTTAATTCAGCTTCAGCATCAACACTATGGTAAGCATTTAAATCTTGAGCGAATTCTGGAGTCCATTGTGCTTTTAACTTACGAGTTTTAGCAACGATAGGCTCAGATTTTAACTGAACATTAATTTCTGGGATAGCGATTGTTGTATTGCTTCCAGCATTTGGAAAACCATTACCTGAAACATCTTCAAAATCACCACGAGTGGTAGCAGATGGAGCAACATTGTAAAATAATTGTACAGTTGCGGCTGTAGAACTCATAGCTGCTGCTACTGAAGAACCAGTAACGATAAAAGAAGCTGTGTTATTAGTTATAGTAGTAAAAGCTTGTAATGCAGTATCAACAGTAATTGTTGAACCAGAAACAATAGTAAAAGCGCGAACACCTTGAGTATCTGCGTTTAAAGTAGAAGCTAAAGGAACTAAGATTTTCTTATAACCAGAAGCAGCAGCTGAAGCTGAATAGTCAGAATCAAAGTTAAAATCAGCCCAAGTAGCAGATGCTGTACCAGCATTAGTTACAGAAGCAGAAAATTGGTTAACAGAATAACCGAAACGACCAGCACCGTAAAGTGACTGAGATGTTATGTTGGTTACGTTATTAGTAGCGTTAGCACCATATAAAGAACCACCATTTACAAATGGATTAGGGCTATCACTACCATATTTGAAATCAAGATAGAATACAAGACCTGAAGGTAAGTTCATTGGTTGTACACTAACGAATTCTTTAGCAGCGATTT